GCAGATACTACTGCTATGGGTTTTGGTTCTGCTGTAAACGTTCAGAAAGGCATTTACTTTATTAATGGACATTTTGTCCAGAACGAATCTCAAACTCTTATTCTAGAGAAATACAGTGCTATTTCTTCTTATAAGATTGGTTGGGATATTACAGAATCAATTGTCACTCCAGAAGACGATCCTTCGCTGAAGGATAACGCTCAGGGTTACTCTAACTATTCTGCACCTGGAGCTCATAGACTGAAGATTACTTTGAATCTTCAAAAGTTTGCTGTTGACGCTCCATCAAATAAAAACTTTGTTCAGCTTGTCTTCCTGGAAGAAGGTAAAATCCAGAGACAAATTACTCAAACTTCACCTAGTCAGATTGAAGAGATTCTGGCACGTAGAACTTATGACGAGTCTGGCGATTATATCGTAAAGAATTTTATTGCCGACCTTAAAGAATATTACAACGCTGATGGATCTGGTTACTATGATGTCAATTCATCAACTGGTCTAGTCAACGGTTTATCTGAACTGGCAGCTGATGGAAAGTTTATTGTTGGCATCGGTCCTGGTAAAGCTTATGTTCGTGGTTACGAAGTAGAAAGTACAGATACTAAGTATCTCGAATTAGATAAAGCAAAAGATACTCAGAGTAGAGAAAATACCAGACTATATTCCACACCTTTGCCTACAGTTGGTATACGTGGAGTTCACGGTTCTGTTCCTATTAGTGCTACTTCTGATGGAGAATCTACACCATTTAAGAAAGCTAATTTTTATAGAAAATTTATTGATTCTTATCTTGGCGATAATGGTTCCAAAAACAGTCAAGATACAGGCATTTTTGTTGCTAGCGATCTAAGAGGAACAACTTATAATACCGATGCTGCAACTATGACAGTATGGGTATATCCTGGTGTCGATCCTGTCAATGGTGAGCCTATTGACCTTGCAACTAATACTACAGATATTGTTTACACCGACTTGAAGGTTGGCACTTCAGCATCTGTGTTCCACTTTAATGGCACCTCTTATGATGAGATTAAAGTTGTTGCCGCAAGATTTAATCAAAAATACAATACGGATAGAGATAGAAACGTTCCTTGGAGCGAAGATAGTGCTACTGGTGGTATGAATGAATCTGGTTCGGAGCACGTTGTGCACGAACTGATTCTAAGAGGTCCTATTGCAACTCTATACAGCATTCATCAATCTTACCAAGCACACGGTCCTGTAAAGCTGGGAGGTTCTGGTGGTGGCGCTAGTAATGGTATCTCTCTATATGGTAACAATACTGGTGCAACTTATTATGGTATGGTTCTAGACTATACTCTTCCAGTGCACCCTATCATTGGTAGAGCTATTGCAAGAGACTTCAAATTCCAAACAGTTCCTGTTGGATTTGATAAAACTCGTGGCGTTGTTGCTTCTAGTAATCAGCAAGACTCTACATTCACATTCAGTTATACCAACCCCATTCTTTTCACCAAGATTGTTTTAACTGGTATCCACGCATTTGAAACTGGTTCTAATATCCAGGGTTCTATCTCTGGTGCCACTGCTGTTATCGAAGGTGGGTTGTCGGTTGGGCAAAATGATCCCGAGAATGCAACTTTATCTCATTCTAATACAATTGTACTATCGAATGTTATTGGAGAGTTTGAAGAGGGAGAAGAAATTTTTGATATGGATGACAGTGCCAAAGCTGCTGTCATTGCTGTAGAAGGTCGTATTAGTCACTTCACTGTTCCTTATGGTGGTGAAAATTATTCTGATCAGATGGAGTTGAAAATTGGTCAGAGACAATATCGCGGTAACTACACTACTGTTAGAAGAGAGACTGCTGTTGACGGCATCGATGGTCAGCAGGATTATGTCCACTCTGTTACTTTCACCGAATTAGGTAGGAGAGAGATTTCTGATAAATTCCTCAGTCCTCCAATTGTTGAAGTTATTGATGTTGGTGGTGTACACAGTGCTAGCGATCCAGATGCTTATGTAAAAGCATTCCTTTATAAGAATGTCATTCAAACGTTTGGTACGGAAGATCTTCGTTCCGTTGGAATGACACACGGTAATAGTTCTAGAACGTTCTCTGCAGATATTCAGTATGCAGATACCGATTATACAGAATTTAAAACTATCACCAACAACCTACAGTATTCTGGCAGAACAGATTGCGACTTTATTGAAGCTACTAACTATAGTGCACGTCCTGCAGATGAACTTAAAGAAGATGATTTAATTCAAATCACTGCTGATGGTGTTACGTATCGTTATGAAGTTGCGTATGCTTGCAATGCTACTACCGATACAGTTGCCAGAATTTATTTAAAACAGCGTCTCTTAGCTAACTTCGATTCTAATACTGTTTCTAAGATTCGTGCAAAAATTGAAAATTCTGGAAAATCAAGTCTAGTTCTTCCTCTGCCAAACAGTAAAATTTATTCGATTCTTTCGGATGATGCAAATACTGAGATTACTTATTTCTCAAGAAAGCAATTTATTGAATCAGTTACTGTTGATGGTACCACAAACGAAATTACTATTGCTGCACAGCTTGACTTTGGTCAACAGCAATTTGCTCCATTTAATCAAAGCGATTATGTAATGGAGATCTATACTGCTGGTGCTACTACTACAAGATATGGCGGTGCTACTGGTGATCTAGTGAGAGAAGGAGATATTCTCTATATTGATCGTTCGATGATCTCGATCACTAGTGGTTCTGAGGGAAATACTGCTGGCACTATTGCCATCAAGCTTCCACCCGATTACTTCTATCAAGCAGGTGCTCTGAATCTGGCAGATATGAAGTTGAAAATCAGTTGTACTATTGAGACTGCAAACGCAAAACCAAAACTAAAAACATCTGTCAAGAAGAAAAGAATTTCTATTGCTTCGGATATCGATAACGATATTATCCCAATTAGAGGCGATGATTACGACAATCCAACTGGTCAGGTCAAGTCTTTCTCCGATGTATACAAGTTGCGTTATGTCTATGAAGGGCAAGCTGGTATTGCACCGTCTGTTGATGAAGATGGAACTATTCTAGGTAACAGTGGAATTGATATTACAGATTACTTCTTATTCGATGATGGTCAAAGAGATTCTTTGTATGACACATCTGCATTAATTAGAAAACCTGGTTTCAGAACTCCTACTGGTACCCTAGTTATTGGATTTGATTATTTCAAGCATTCGGAAGGAGACTTCTTTGCAGTTGATTCTTATCTCCACGAGAACGGTGTTTCATATTCTGAAGTTCCCAAATTTACTTCTAATGTATATGGCAGCAAGTCTTTAGCAGATGTAATTGACTTCCGTCCTTTGGTTGGTACATCAGCATTTATTCCTGGTTATCTGAATGCCAGTGTGATGGATCCATCATCCAATGTTTCTGAAGTGTTTACAAGTGGTGGTGTTACTGCAGCACTTCCTGCTGACACACAAAGCTCTGCCAGTATTCCATACACCTTTGCTTGTCAGTATGAATACTACGTTGACAGAATTGATACTATTTACTTGAAGAAAGACGGTAACTTTATTGTTAAAAAAGGTGCTGGTTCTAACGATCCTCAGTCTGCACAAACAATTGACGAAGCTATTAAGATCTTCAAGATTTACATTCCTGCGTTTACTGAAAATCTCAGAAAAATCAAAGTTTTCCCTGTGGAAAACAAGCGTTTTACAATGCGCGATATCTCCAAATTGGAGAAGAGAATCGAACGTGTCGAGAGATATACAATGCTGTCTATCTTAGAACAGTCAGCTCTTAACACTCAAATTAAGGATGGTCAAACTGGTCTTGATAGATTTAAGTCTGGTTTTGCTGTCGATAACTTCGAGAACTTCAATCTCTCTAATATCAACAGCGTTGATTATAAGTGCGCTCTTGATCTCACTCGTGGTTCGATGCGTCCCGAGTCTAAAGAGACTAGTGTTACTTTGCTTGAGCACGATCCAAATCCAACTTCTAGACTTTTGTCTGGTTATGTGGTCAATAAAGGTATGGTTACTCTACCATTCACCACAAAAGTTCTCGCTCAAAACAACTTTGCGACAGAAACTATTCCTGTCAATCCTTTCCTTATCTTTGCCTTTAAGGGAACTGCAGCTCTTTCTCCTAATGTCGATCCGTGGTTCGATGAGTATAGTCTGCCATCTTTGAATAATAACGACAACCAGACATTAGATCCTCTGGAAGTTTATACCGATGGAGATGTTGCCCTATCTCAAATTCACGATGTTAGTAAGATCTCTATTCTTGGTAACGATTCCGAGTTTAGCAATGTCAATTCTCTAAGCTCTGATGCTCCTCAAACTGCAGAAGCTGAAGTTATTCAGTCTAAGATTACCAGTTCTTCTAATCTGGCATCTCAGAATACAGAGCTTCCTTTACAGCAAAGCAGTACTTCCATCGGAGAAAAAGTTCTTTCTACTTCATTCACTCTGTATGTGAAAGAGCAATATGTTGAGTTCCATCTTCGTAAGATGAAACCTAATACTAGATTGCATACTTTCTTGGATAATATCAATATCGGTGGGTATGTGGTACCAGATCGTAACTATTCTGGCATTCCTGGATCTTCCCTCAGGTCTTGGGGAGACAATATAGTAACAGATGATGCTGGAAATGCTTCTGGTATTATTCTAATTCCTTCAGGTAGAAAACCATCCTTAGGCACTTTCCACGAAGAAAACATCGAAGACTTGACTTTTGATGAGTCTGTTGGGCTTAAATTCCCTCTGGGCGTTAAGAAGATTAAGTTTACGAGCAGCAGCACTAACGGACATCATCCTCAATCATTTGCCAATGTTTCTTTCTTCGCAACTGCAATTAAAGAAACTGCTCCTAATGATATCATCGCTGTTGAAAATCTTAGCGATGATGAGAAAACAGATGGTACACAGTACACAGAGAATATCCTCAACCCAGAGGTTTCTGTTGTTGACCCACTAGCACAAACTTTCCGTGTTGAAAGCTTTAATGGTGGCGTATTTGCATCTTCTGTAAATATGTACTTCTCGGAAAAAGATCCCATCTTGCCAATTTCGGTGAAGTTAGTTGATACTATTGCTGGTAGACCTTCTAAAAATGTCATACCTGGTTCTGAAGTTGTAATAGATCCTAACACCTATCTTCGTGTTATTTGTAGTGGTGGACACACTCTCATTAAAAATGAGATCATCGAAGGCGATACTTCTAACGCACAAGGTCCTTTAATCAAAGTTCTGGATTCTCAGAATACTCCTGTTCCTGAAGTCAATGGCAACTTCAATCTGGCAACTACTCAAGTTTATACTTTAATCTTGGGAGACCACAACAAAGAGAGTTTCATAGCTGGCGAACCTCTGGTTATCACTTCACTGACTGTTGCTAATAACAGCAGATCTGGTGACGAGATTGTATCTGTGGAAATCGTTCAGGATTCTGGATACATCTCTCGTATTATTATGGACGATCTTGGAGATGGGTATGCAGGTTCGACAACTGTCACAATTGAATCTCCTCAATTGCCTGGTGGCGTTACCGCTACTGCAGTTCCTAGTGTCACAGATCAAAAGATCTATGAAATTAATCCTACTTTAGGTGGTACCGAGTATACAATTCCTCCAAGTGTATTGATTGTTAGTACTAATGCCACACAGCTGGCATCTGCTACAGCAATTATTAAGTATAACAAACCTGCAGTTAGGATGGGTGTTGCTACAGATAGCAAGGCACTTATTCCTACAGAGTTCCATTTCGATTACCCGATATATCTAGAAAATGACCGTGAGTATGCTCTTCTCATCGAAACAAATAGCACTCAGTACCAAACATTCATTTCTCGCCTCGGTGAGACTGAAATTAACAGTAACTCTACAGTTACTACTCAGCCTTTGCTTGGTTCGCTGTTTAAATCTCAGAATAGCACTCTTTGGACCGCGAACCAATACGAAGACCTGAAGTTTGATATCTTTAGAGCACAGTTTGATATTACTAAGATTGGTGTTGTTCGTCTCGTCAATGATGATATGGGATATGACAACCTTCCACCAAGTCCTGTCAGAACTGATGCTGATGGTTCTGGTACTACTTCGAGTCAGCTGTTTGGTGCCAATACTAAGGTTATCAAAATTGACCATAAAAACCACGGTCTTAATCCTGGATCCTTTGTTGCTCTGAAGAATGTTGGTGGTGTCGGTGGTTATTCGACTACTACTTTAAACAATCAAATCTTACCTGTTATTAATGCTGGTATCGATTTCTATACTGTGGAGATGCCTACTGTTGCAGGCGGTAATGGTACTGGTGGTGGTAATATTGGTGTTGCTCTTGGGCAAATTAAGTATGAGAAAGCAGTCATTAAAATTGATGCTATTGATTACCCTGAAACGACACTCTCAACTATGGTTGAGACTACTAAGATCAAACCTATCGATAGCAGAGAAACTATCGTTGACTATGAGATTGAAAAACCAGTTGATATTATTCTCAATAAAGAATACTACTTCCCAACTCAAAGAGTTATCGCTTCTAAGCTGAACGAGAAGATATATTCTGATCGTATGAACGATAAGAGATCAATGACCGTTAGTGCTACACTTTCTACCACTAATCCAAATCTTTCTCCTATTATAAACCTCAAGAATCCAAAGGCAATTCTCACCACCAACCGTGCTGAGTCTCCGAATGGTACTGAAGATAGATACGGGAAGAAAGTTCAGCAGGTTGAAGTTTATAAGACAGTTGTTATGAGACTAACGGATAATGCAGCTTCTCCTGCAACTCTTGGTTCTGCTCAAACGTTTGAAGTTACTTCTGGCGAAGGACAAGTTATTACTGGTAAGACATCTGGCACTAAGGGTGTTCTGTCTTACTGGGATGCATCTTCTCCTGGTGAGATGTATGTGAGAATTACCGAAGGTGATGGTTTCATTATTGGTGAAGAACCTGAATTCAGTGGTTCATCTTCTTATAATAAAGAGTGGAACTTTGATGGCAGTACCACTAATCCTGTGAGTGGTGCAGCTACAGGGTTTACTTTACCTCTAAAAATTGCTGGAGATCTTTCTCTCGCACAATTCGATATTGATCCTGGAAGTAACGTTGCGTTAGATGATGATTCTAAGACTGCCGTTGCTAATCGTTGGAACCAAGAAAACTATCGTTTGATCTTCTCTTCTAACAATTCATTGTTTGTTGCTGGAGATTTAATCGGTTCTGGTGATAGCACTACTGGACTGTACGAAGCTGGTTTTGATGTTATCAATAAGAGTTTCAATGTTCCTCAGGAAATTAAAACTGTATACGAAGCTTATGGTTTCTTATACACACCTGAAAGACTTAAGAATTCTTCTAACGTCGCAAATTATGTCACTAAAGAAATTTCGCTAGATAATCCTGGTAGTGGTATTACAGTCAAACTGACTGCTGCTCTACAAGAAATAGACGACATTTCGTTGATGTATAAAACTAAGAGAGCGTCACAACAGGTGTTCTTTAAAGAAATCAACTGGACATACTTTAACACCACTGGTGTTCCTGACAAGACTGTTTCGCCTTCCACAGGTACAAACTTCTCGCCAATTACTGAATCCGAAGAAGACTTCAAAGAATACTCATTTACTATTAATGGATTGAAAGATTTTAATTCTTTCGCTATCAAAGTTGTATTGAAGTCACGCAATCCATCTATGCCCCCTAGAATTAGGGACCTTAGAGCAATTGCAACTTATTAATGCCTAGTACAATACTTGCTGAAATGTGGGCTAAAAATTACAACTACCATAAGGTAAAGGGTCACGATGATCTCCATCGTGACGAATCGGGAGCGATTATCAATCACGATAAAAGCTCCTTTGAGGCATACAAGCGTTCAAAAATGCTTGCCGAAAGAAATATTAGTTATGCAGATGAAATTGATAATTTAAAGAAAGATGTTTCCGACATCAAATCTCTTTTAAAGGAACTTATTTCCAAACTATAAATACTCACATAAGGATCTGTTTAAACAATGGCGCTTACACGAATCAGGAGAACTGGTTTAAATGATGGGCTAGTCAGTGACGCCAAACTGGATAGTGGTGTAGGCACCCAAGCGGTGACAACTTCCACTATCAGAAATGGCGCTGTTACTACCCTGAAGTTAGCAGATAACTCCATCACCACAGAAAAACTCAGTACCTCTGTAGGGCTTGAGGCAATTGACACTTCGGTGCTTAGAGACGGATCAGTTACTCCACCTAAGATCGATACCACTAGCACATTTAATTTTAACTCTGCTACTGTCGCAACTTCTCTAAACGTTACTGGTAAAGTTTCTAGAGATGATGCAGTTGGAGTTGACGTTTCTGGTTCCGATATTACCATTGCAGGTGGTGCTGGTACTGGATCTGCTACTGGTGGTTACATCAGACTCAAGACATCCAAAGCTAGCGGAACTAGTGGATCCTCTGCTAACAATCTTACAGATGCCATTGTTGTT